GTATCGGCAAGTTCATCTTGCGCGGTTTTGTTATCTTCAATTACCTTCTGCCCTTCAGCCATTAATGCTTGTTGTTTTTTTCGTGCAACAGTTTGGCCACTAATTCTACGGGCTAATTCAATTTCTTTATCAGAAGCATGCGCAAGGTTAAGTTGATAAATAATTAATTCTTCATTGGTGTAACGCATGGTGTCACGTTGAGTACGTAACTTTTCAATAAGCTTGTCAACTGAGGCTTGTTGTTTATTAACAATAGTAATTTCTTTATTTTGACTATTAGATAAACCCTCCGTTTCTTTACTTAAACGGCTAACATTATCACTAACCTTGTTTATTTGACGAAGTAAATACTTCATTACATAACTATTTTCTTGTCCCCTTTCAAGAAAACCATCCAGTCTGTCTTGCAGCCTTTCAAGTATATTAATCTGTGCCTCTAAATTATCCGTATCTAATTTGTCGGAGACATTATCAAAAACTTGTCCTGTCTTTTCAAAAATACGTGAAATAAAGCTTGTAGTTCCAAGTAACTTGTCAGCCTGACCAAGCAAACGAGAAAAACTATTTCCTAATGATGTACCTCCGCGTTCCATAGATGCAGCCATATCTTGAAACTCTGCATTAATTTCACCTGATTGTTTTTTGAGTGCTTCAAAAACGTCGGTTGATAAAACATTACCTTCAATAACCGCTTTGCGAAGTTCACCAGTTGTTTTACCTAAACCCTTTGCAATACGTGCGGCAAGCTCTGGCAGGTTTTCAATAATAGAATTAAATTCTTCTGCTCTAAAAACACCCCCGGCCAAACCTTGAGAAAACTGCAGCATACCGGCTGAAAGCTGAGACTTAGTTGAACCACCAATAACACCAAGCTGTTGAACTAAATTTGTTAGATCTAGCATCTCATCATTTGTAGCTTTCAACTCTGGAGCGGTACGGGCTAAATTTTGAAACAAACTAATTGTGTCACGCAATGCAACACCGTTTTGTTGAGAGATTCGATAAACCTCTGCAGAGACTGCAGAATAATCACCCGTGGCTTTGGTGGCTGTTTTAACACGTTGTTGTAAAACAGCGTAGGCATCGGCATCTTTTAAAATGCCAACAGCGGCACGAAGGGTAATATATGCCGCTGCCGCCTTTTTTAACCGGTTAAAAGACTGGCCAAGCCGGCCAACTTTTGGTGCAGCTGTTCGGGCCCCATCACCCGTTTTTTTAGTTTCAGTTGCCAGGCCTCGCATTTGTTTTAATGCGTCCTCAATATCCGCCTTAACACGAATTAAAAACTCTTTATCATTAGCCATCTTGATTTAAGCTCTTCATCGTATCTTTTGGGTCATTATATAAAGCACTAATCATGGCGCGTAATCGTCCTTTTTCTTTGTCAACTTCATGCTCAATGGCATAGTTATAAAAAAGCTTGAGTTGTCGACGGGTATAATTTAACAACGCATCCCGATCATGGCCGTGCCGAATGAGTGTTGCGCAGAGCTTGCCTAGTCCAACTTCTCTTTTTTTGTTTTTAGTAGTTCCGGATTCGCCATGATGTAACGACTGGCAATCCGTTGGGTAAAAAAATGGCTATTCACCCCCCAAAACGTTAAAAACAAAGAACTAGAATGGCCCTTTAACGAATGTAACCATTCAAGCGGTTTACCTGTGCTTATACTGATCAATTCCATTAAAGCTTCACCGTGCCTGGCAAAGACCCCTTCTATTTCCAGCATGTCAGGATCACCACCGTTCAAATAAAGATCGGCAATCTCACCAATTATTGGCGCGGCAATGGTCAGGGCTTTAAGTTCCTGAGGAAAAGTAAACTCGCTCACCTTAATCGGTTCACCGTTTACTTTTACCTCATCAAAACCCATAACAATGCGCGTTTCATCTGTAATGGCGTCTTTCTTTTTATCACCAGAGTTATCCATTAACGATTTTACCAACTTTTTGTTTTTCTAAATTAACAGCCTGGTATTTGCATAAGGTGATAGTGTCACCTTCTTCAAACTCTTCACCTTTATGGGTATGAAAAGTATCAAGCTTAAACTTAACAGGGGTTACATCATTTTTCTTTTCTTCTTTCTTTGCGTCTGTCATGACACACTCCTTCATAATTTATCAATTAAGTGCTAATAAAAACTCAATACGTTTTAGTCTTCAGTTTTCCATGAAAAGAACTGATCACCTGCAGCACGTAAAGAATCAAGTTCAATTTCACCATCCAGTGACATATCCGTTGTTTCATCGGTAATGAGAGATAATGCACCCGGGCTGAATTTAACTTTATACATTTCACAACGCACTTTCTTATCGTTATCCGCTGAGTTAATACCATCAAACATGATGTATTTTGCTTCGTTATTTGGATCAATCGTCATATGCGTTTGTGCGGCATAACTATAATCAACATAAATTTCAGCTAGATCAGGAATGCTTCCTGTGCTTAAAATTTCAATGGTGCCGGCTGCAGCATCAAGAACATAATCAACATCAACTGTATACGTTGTAACGTTAGTGTTATCGGTAACGACCACAGTGCTTAAGTTTGTATGCAACAAACGAATGAATTTATCGTGATAAGCAATGTGTGATTCATCGGTTACAGACGAAGCCGGTTTTAAAGTAATAACCGCATGCAACGCTTCTTTTAAATGCGCAGCTTTAATTGAGCTTAGTGATAAAGAAACACCGTATTTTGATGCTTTAATAAATGATGCACCCACACCACCACCACCTGTAACGCTTTCAATTTTATTGGCGCGTTCAATGTTTCCGGTTATTTCTGCAGTGGTCACGTTACCCACAAAAACAAGGCCGGCGGGTTTACCATTGGCATCACGATCACCGATAAAAATTTTACCCTGACCACGAAAATAACGACTTTCAAAAGTTTCCATTGTATTGTCCTCTTACTATTAATGAGTGCCTTGTTGTGGCGGTGCTGCTTTTAGTTTTGCAACCACCCAACCATAAGGATGTTCAAGTTGCTGTGATTGATCAAAGCGCTCTGGTTTTAAACTCATACCAGGTACACCCTGTTTTAAAAATGATTTAATTTCTTCTATTAAAGCGCCTTCGGCTTTTTCAACGTCAACCGGTTCAAGGTCATCAGCAACTTTAATATGACAAACAAATAAAACTGTTTGCGTGCCTTCTTTAGCTGTCATGCCAAGCCCGTTTTTATAATCGCCCTCACCACGTGAGATAATCATAATGACGCCTTTTTCAAGCTCACCTTCAGCATGGTTAGTAAAATGCTGCAGCAAACTGCGCTTAACAGCACGCGTGGAAAAAAAAGCAACTGCAGCCGTTTCAATTTCGTCCATTCTTGTTAAAACGCTATCTGTCATAATCTCAATTTAAACTCGCATTAATGGCAGCATTAAGTAAACGTTCTGCTTCTTTTCGATTATCTTCATAACTCGGTTGCATGTAGGGCTGTGCTTGCGTGCCTTCAAGTGCAATGTTCCTGGCAATGGCCCAGGCAAGATCTGCGCTGTCCATGCTTGGATCGTTAGGTGTTAAATTAACAAGCTTCACCCAGTCATGAATATTTTCAACCGGGGGCATTACACCTGAAGGCTGGCCATCTGGCCCAAATATTCCGGTGCCCTCTTCAACAGCCTGACCATAATTAACTGAAGGACCAACCGTTCCCTCAAGTTTTCCGTTACGCTCAATGCCTATGCTTTGCGTTAACGTTGTAAATGCCTTTGGTGCCTCTTCACGTGCACCACGTGCGAATAAATGCAGTACGCGGTCAATGCCATGGTCTAAATTTTTTTCAAGCTTCTCCGGCTGAGCAATAACGGCCTTTAAAAGCTGATCGGTATTAATGGTTAACTGCATTGAACTCATGCGGCCATCCGTTCAAAAGTCAGTAAATATTGTTCAGCTAACGCAGCCGGCGTGCCGTTCTTAGGCATACTGCCCACACCCGGGCCAAGCTGTACCGGTTTACTTATGCCATCAAGGGCCAGTTCAGATAACGCCTGGGCAACGGCACGAATAAGTAATAAATGACGGTCTTCTTTTTTTACGCTGGTTTCTGCAGCCGTCGCGCCAATTATGTGACCGGCATAATAAGTAAATTTACAGGTACCCCCAAAGTCAGCCACTTGTTTTGCCGTGGGTGCAGGAGCCAAAAAAATAACGGGGCCAGTGTCCCCTTCAATAAAATTAAGTTCGGGGATATCTTTTGGCCAGTGACTTTCCCATGGGTTACGCCCGGCTCTTTTTTCATACCCCCAAAGTAATGAAAGCGGACGCAAAAAATCAGCCGGCGCCACATACTCACTGTTGTTTGCAGTAACAGTTATTGAACCTGAGCGAAGACGTGCACGAACCCGGCCTAAATCTAATGCGGCAAAATCAAGAATGCGTTCAAGCGCTTCATTTGCTTCACCATTAAATTTGTCAGCGGCACTCTTCAACATGCCGCGAAGGTCAGAGGCAAGATCTGCTTTTGACATGCTACCGGGCATTAGTGGTTCACCGTATAAACAATAACGCCCGTCAAAACATTGAGCCCAAATACGGCAAGCATCCAATAAGTGCGTTCACCCGCACCAATTTTTACCGAATTAACTAAACTGTGTTTTTCAAGTATTCGCATGCGTTCTTCGTGGTCGTCAACTTCATCACCAATACGAGAAACTAACGCAGCAACATTCTTTATTTCGCCATCCATACGAATTAAATCACGTAAAGCTTTAGTTAAATCTTTGATATCCGATCTAACACCCTGCAACTGAGAGCCAACTTCTTGACTTAGGTTTTCAAGTTTCGATTCTAATATTGCTATATCAGTCATCATTAACCTGCCTATTAGAACCAAAAACCATCCACTCTTTAATTCGGGCAGATAATAAATAAATCGTTTGTTTTAATTTTGTTTCACCTTCTGGCTTTAAGCATGATGAAATATTTTTTTCGCCTGGTTTATAAAAAACGGGAAGCGCAGGAATAACCACTGCAGCCAGCAATAAAGCTGGCGGCTCAACAGGAACATAAACGGGAACTTTAACTTCAACTGTTTTACGAACAATAATCGGCTCAGCAGTACAGCCAATAAGCAAAAACAGTAATGTTAATAATAATGTTAATTTAAACTTTGTCTTAACCATCGATTCAAATCCCCTGGGCCTTTACCTTGATTAAGTTTTTTAAATTCTTGCTGGTGTTTAAAATTAAGTTTTAATATATTTTTTTCCCGGGCTTCTTTGTCATTTAAACCGGCAAGTTTTAACTGTTCTATTTTTTCGCTTTGATTATCAATAGAGGCCTGCAGATCAATAGCTTCATTTTCTTTAACTTTAAGGGTCAGTTTTAGTTCTGATACTTCAGCTTGATACGCATTTATGCGCAGCTGCTGTACGCCACCCACTAATAAAACTAAAACAATGGCCATAATTGAAATACCAAGTTTTGATAAAAGAAAATCTAAAATTAATTTACTCATTTGTAGCCCCTTGCTGACTAATCGCTTTATCACGAACAGCCTCAGCACCGGCTTTGCCAACTTCAGACGTTGCCCAGGCAACGAATGACCACTTAAGAAAGTCCAGCCATTGTTCGGCTGTTATGCCAGACCCACCCAATTTAAACTCGATCGTGACTAAAAAAATAATAAAAACCAAAACAGCAAACCGTTTTGATTTATAACCTTTGTCTGCAATATGGCTCATACTTAAAACCCGATGCCCCCAGCACGAATTAACTCTTGCCACTGGATACCCGGTTGTTGAACATGAGGAAATTCGCGTTTTTCTTTTGACCAGTCGCCAGCCCAAATTAAATCAAAGCTTTTTGCAATTTCGCCATACTTTAGCCATAAGGCGGTATGCTCGGGTTCTTTGGTATCCCAAACAGGTTTACCCTCTTCAGTTGGGCAACCATCAAAAGCCTGGCCATAGTTATGCAGTGACTGACCGGGACCCGCCCAGGTCACAATA